CAAATTTAACCATCAATCGGCTTTTGCAGATGCGCGTTAATCACTGCCACGATGTCGCGCTCCTCATCTGGATAGAGCTGCCCGGATTGCGTAACCGGCAAAAAGGGGCGGGCGGGAATATCGCCCCATAGGTTTGGGAATTGACTCTTGCTGCCGCCGAATTGCTGGATGGCAGCATACACCGGGCTGGCGGAGACCATCACGCTATTATTAATTACAAGATAATTGATTTGCCGCTTAAGGTCACCCGTCTCGCCGATCAGCGGCCGCTTGCCTGCCAGCGACCGGGTGCCGCGTGCCGAGAGTTTGCCTTTTTTGGTGAAGTTCTTGCCGCTGCCGTGCAGCATGGCGCGCAGTGTGGTGTCTGAGTTGGGTGCCCAGGGCGTGCCATCTGGCGCAGTGGAGGTCTCGAAGCGCTGCTTGGCACGAGTGACGATATCCTCGCCTATCATATGCAATACCGGGCTGAGTTCTTCACCTGCCTGAACCATGCGATTGAGCATGTCCAGCACGGCGGCATTATCAACTTCGATGGTAAATGACATGCTTCTCACCTATAATTGTTACATGGCGGTTACGTTTCGGACGTTTTAGGTCGGGGGGTGCACAAGCACAGCATCGACTCCCGCCCCTTATAATAGTTTGATCACCATAGACCATAGCGCTAATGCGCGATTCTTTTTTCCTGGTCTCACTTCAAATACTGCCCTGTATATCTCGCTGCCAATCTGCTTTTTGACGATCAGGGTCTGCATGCCATGAAACGTCTTAGCCCCTAACTGAATGCTATCGTAGTTATTTATCACTTCCCATAGCAACGTATAGTCATCAGGTACCGCAGGTCTCTGCCCCCCGCCATCATGGCCGTGGCTGGTTTCCACATGGCGCGGTGCCTCTGCGGGGAGGATTAACATATAACCTTTAGCGTCGACCTGCGTAGCCTGTCTGATCGGATCAAAGTTTTCGACAAAGCCCAGCCATAACGGGTCTACGCGGGCGGAGTCAGCCAACACTTCGCGTGCAAAGACTGAGGCATCCTGTCCGGCATTGATATAGCGGTTCACATCATGCGACAGCGCACGGGTGATCGCAGGCGGATAGTCGATCAGCTTGTCCTGCACCATTTGTCGCAACGAGGTATCGGAATTCGCACCCGGCGCATAGTCAAATCCCTTATCTATCCCCACCGGCGCGCCGGTCTTGGCATCAAGCGTATCCCAACCCGCAGGTGGATGGCCTTTTCCGTCTGCTTGCGCCCGTGCATAATCTTCTGCGCTGGCCGCGCTGATATAGCAATGGCACATCCAGCCGTTCGGTGCGAAATGCGTCTGCCAGAACGGGTGATCGTGCAGCAGAGTGATGCCGTTCCAGGCGAGGTGATGCGGGCGCGGGTGCATCACGCCGTCGGCATGGTGGTAACGCCAGTAGGGGCGCACCTTGAGCAAATCGGGATGATTGAGTTGCTGCCAGCGCCCGGCGGCGTAGCTGGTGGCCATGTTGGTGCTGTAGATGATACGGGTACGCCATGCCTCACCTGCCTTGGTGCCTTCACCTGTCCAGCCCGTCCAGCCGTTGCGTTTGACGACCGCAGCAAACTCTTCACGAAATGCGTTTAAGCCCTTGCCGTCCTCGATGCGCTTCTGTATCGCTTGATTCAGGTCATTGAGCAAGTCAGCCTTGGCTGCCCCGGCGACGATAAAGGCACGGTCATGTGCGGCGCGCTGGATATCATCCCAGCGCTCGGTCGGCAGATTCAGTTTGGCACGAAAGAATTCCAGCTGCTCAAAAAATGGCGTGCCAAAGCCAAAGGCGGTTTTATCGGCCATCGCTTACGTCCACCATGCCTTTAAGCTCCGCCAGCGCAAAGCCTGCCGCCATGATGCGCACCAGCTCGTCACCGGGCAGCGCGCCATACATCGCTGTCAGCGATGCCTGCAAGTCCGTTAAATCACTCGCCTCATCCACCTGTTGTTTAACGGCAGCAACAATATCATCCCAGCAGGTTGCGGTCGCCGCTGCGAGCTGATCCTCTTCCGTTTGAGTCGGGTTGCCGTCCTCCGGTGCGGGCATAGAACCCTTCAGTGCGGCAGTAACAGGCATGACAGGCGCAGGGGTTGCAGGCGCACTCAGTATCACGGCATCCTGTTCAGCTTGCGGTATCCCCGCGCGCTGATGCGCCCATTCAGACGGGATGCGCATGCCGATGCCGACCAGCTTGGGCAGCGCGGCAGCCAGCACAGTAATGTCCTCGCTGTCGTCGAACATGAACTGGAAGCGCGGCTGACGCCGTCTATCGTCTATGCCTCCCTTGTTCAGCGCGATCAGCGGATAGACCAGATCACGGGTCAGTGTCCCGGCCAGCTGGATCGCATCCGATATCATCAAGTCGTGGCGCACCTCGTTGTGCACATTACCCAGCGCATTGGTGCTGCTCTTGCCGTCCGCCTGGCTGGTCAGCGTACCGCCCAGCACGGCTTTGCTGATGCTCTTCTCCGCCCAGTCCATCATCGCCATGAACGGGCCTTCCTGACCCTTGGCGGCTTCCTTGAAATCAATCAGCATACCTTCCGGCACGATACCGGCGGCATCGTGGCCAATGCTCATCACTGCGCGCAGCAGGGTAGCCTTTTCGTCGTCGGACGCGCCTGCCTGATAGGTGCCGAGACGCAGCGGCAAACCATATATCTCCAGAAACTCAGCCAAGTCGCCGACCGAATAATTCTTAAACAGATAAGGCCATGCCAGCACGCGATGCATGCCAGCGCGTGCCAGATAGCCGCTCTTGGCCTTATGCACATGGGTGATCCAGCCGAACGGCTGCAATGCCTGACCATCCAGCGACATATCGCGCAGGTGGATATCGGTACGCGTCTCACGATCAGTCTGAAACCAGCTTTGCGGGCGATGCTCAATCGCCTTGGGCAACCACTCGCCGCCCAGCATTTCCCACTCGATCTCCTGACACGAAAAGCCGTGGCCGATGCCGTCCAGCGCATCAAGGATCACGTCTTCAAAGTTTGGCACGTCCTGGATCAATTCCTTGGCATAGCCTGCCAGTTTGCGCTCGGCAGCACTGGCATTACGCGGTGGCATGATGTCCCAGTCCACGGTGAGCAGGGCGCGCTTGCGCTTGCCCATCTCGGCGAAGATATGCGCATCTTTTTCTTCCATGTCCAGATACAGATCATGCTGCGCGCGGATGTCGCCCTGCTCGGCAGCTTCCAGTATTCTGGCCAACCTCACAGGCGTTAAGCCGCGCGACGGGTGACCGGAGAATTCGCGGTGCAATTGCATCAGCTTTGAGGTCTGCGGCTCGGCCAGTTCGGTGCGTTTAATGGGGTTGCCCGAGGCATCCAGTATCGTTGAGGTCGTTGCTACCATGCTCTTCTCCCGCTGTAATTGTCATCGGTGCGCGCAGGCACGCCCTGGTATTCGATTGGAGCGATTTCACGCTTCATCGCGTAATGCCCGAGAAACAGGCTGATCGCTGAGTCACCGTGGCGTTGCAGCTTTTCACCTTCGCCGGTCTGTGTCTTTGATTTGCCCAGTTTCGGGATGCCGTCGATGAGCTGCAGCGCGCGCAGATCGTCACGCACCTGGCTATCTTTCGGAATGTCATCCAGCGTGCCGTCTTGCAGCGCCGCCTTGAAGCGCGGCATGTTTTCAAGATAGAAGGCATTGCTCAACATCACCTGCTCGATACGTGCCTGGCCGAACTTTTGCGCGGCACGTTCTGCCAGATACTGGCCGTTACCGCGCGCATCAAATGCGGCCGAGCGGAAACGTGGCAGACGGCTGAGGATGTAGAACACGATCTGCTCCTGCTGGGTGAACGGGCAGTTGGACAGTTCGATCTGGCCGCGCACGCGGGTGATCAGGTCGCGCCCCTCTTCCATGATATCCAGTACGGTCAAGTCGCCCAGGCGCGCGAAGTCTTCACCGAGGCCGTGCGCCATATCTTTATTCAGGCTATCCAGTATCGGCTTCAGATGCTCTTCACACCATTCGGCGACTTCGGCTTGACGCTCCCAGTCTGGCAGGTAAGCAAACTCTGATTTCCACTTGCCGCGCACCAGTGGCGTGTCCGGATTCATGCGCGCTTCGATCAGTCCCATCGTCAGATAGGCGCCACCCGATTGAGATGGCACTACGTCCAGCTCTTCGGCTGCATCATCACCATAGAAGGCATAGGCATCGGCCACCCATTGCGCTTCACCTTCTGCGCTCCATTCTATTCCGCGTCGCAGACACACGCGGAGATATAACCCTTGCTCGACCGCCTCGCGGAAGGTGATGCGATGCACGACGCCTTTGCGCTTACCGGCACGCACCTCCTGGATGAGTTCATTGAAGGCGTTATCCTGACCGTCATGCGTCGAGATGATGCGCACCTTGTCACCCCACAGCAGCATCGCCATCGCGGCTTTGAGCAGCGCATCCAGATCATTGTGGAAGGCGGCCTCATCGATGACGATGA